TTGAGTTTCATTCATCTTATCAATCTGTGCTTGGAGTTTACCATTTTGAGTTGCAAGATCATTTTTTGCTTGATTAACTTCTGCAAATCTATCATATGGAACATTTTTTTGTTCAGCATTTGTGCTGTGATTTTTAACCTCTGTATCTTGAGTTGCTTGAGTTTCTACTTTTTCTTCTGACATTTGTACCTCTTTTGTGAGTTATTGTTGAAAAATCTTATTCATAATATATATAAAATTATTTCCCAATTCTATATCTTTTTTTACCTTTAGGAAGATTCTTTAATAATTCAGGACTTACTTTTGAAGTAATAAAGTTTATAATTCCTTTAGGCAATGGTTGATCCTTTGTTGATATATCTCTGCCTAACTTTTCTAACCATTTTACTTTTGCACCTTGTGATGCCCAACCTAATGTAAATCCTGATTTAGTTGCATCTAATATACTTCCAAAATCATTTAATAAATCACCTGTTGCTATAGGTGCTTTAGTTGATGTCTGTGTTAAATCTTGTCTAAATATTTTACCTGCTTTTTTTCTTTTAGCATATTGTGTTGAGTAGCCTTTAAATGATCTGCCATGCACATCTTTTGCTTTTCCAAATATATGTTTTCTATATTTATCTCTTACATTAGTAGAAAGTTTTCTAAAAAATTTAGAACTAAACATTTAATCTTTCCTTTGCTTCTTTAGGTTTGTGGAATGAAGTTCCTTCTTCTGATGCTATCTCCCATTTATGTCTGCAATTGAATCCACCACCATCTACTAATACAGAAGCACCAAATCTTGATTTTATTTGTGATTCTGTTAGCCTATCAGCACTTGCCATAGATAAACATATTTCTCTTGTCTTGGTATCAACAGGTCCTATGTAAACATACTTTGTATTTGCAGGTGCTACATTCATCATTTGATTAGTAATTGTTCTTGAATAAGAATTTAATGTGGTATTAACAAGTGTTTGCATCTGTGCATTAGATATACTTGAACTTGATACATTTAATAGTATTTCATTTGCTGTCAATCCTGCTAATATTCCTTTAGATACTTCTGTTTTTATATTGCCTGATATAGTTCTTATAATTGAGTTATCAAATATTTGTTCATTTAATTGTGCAAATGTAGTTAATGTGGTTGCTTCTATTTCTGCAAAGCCAATAGTTGATTCTAATACTTTCCTATGTGCATTAGCATATGCTGATGTAGCCTTTTGTAGTTTCTTTTTTAAAGTTCCTTCTACATCTAAATCAAGCAATGATTGAGCAAATGCTGTTGCATCATCTGTGTTTAATCCAAGTTTATATAAATCATTAACTAATTCTGTTCTTGCTTTATCTACAAGGTCTGCAATTAGTTGTGCTGAATTGTCTATGTCTGATTGGTTAGCCATTATTTAAGTAGTTCTGATACTGTCTTTTTAGATTCCCAAAACCTACAACTCCAATATCTTGCTTTAGTTTTATCTTTAGGTGGATTGCTATCACACTTATGCCTTGCCCTGAATGACTTTCTATTAGCATCACTAAATCTTTTTATAGATAGATTAGGATCACCAAACATAACCTTCTTTACCTTATCACCATCTTGCACATATACTTGGAATTTCTTTCTACCATATCCTGCTTGTCCTTTAGTAATCCTTGAAGGTTTGTTTAACTTAACTTGTTTGCCTTGATATTCAGCCATTATTCTACAGGTCTTTCTAATGCTTGTAGTAGTGCAGATTCAGGTGCTTCTGCTTCTTCAGTTTCTAACTCTTGTTCTTTCCTATCAAACAGATAATCTTCTGCTTCTTCTCTTGTTAAATCAGGATTCTTTTGCATCATAATATCAGCCTTATCAATAAGACCATGTGATAGTTCCCATTCCCATTTATCTCTTTGCTCTTGGTCTGATAGTATATCTACTGATTCACTAAAATCAACATCTTCTAAATCACCTGCATCTTTACCAAGTTCTACTGCTATCATTAGTTTCTCTAATTCAAACAATTCATGTTCTAGGTTTCTCCATCTTGTAACATCTGACTTCCTATCATCTTGCAGTTCTTGGTTTCTTAATCTTAATGCTACTCCTGATTCAGCAGTAGTGCCTTCAACAAAAGAAGTAGGCAAGTGATAGTTCTGTGCTAACATCTTATATGATGATTTAATTGATTCATCAAGTGCAGGTATTGCATTGGGTGGTGTTACTATGTTTATAGTACCATCTACACCAAGAAAATTGATCTTGTCTTGTCCAACTTCAATACTATCTTTATCTATTCCAGATCCATTAACAAACATATATCCAAATGATTGGAACATTACATTAGCATTCTTATTTGTTTCTGCTACATTGATAGATAGATTAGTAGCAATCAAATCACTAGATGAATTAGTATCTAAATAATCCATTTCAGGTTTGCCTTCTCTGTAACATTCAACAAATGGTAACCTGCCATATGGATTAAACATATCAGGGTTATCTTCATTAGTGTATATCTTGCCATTAGCATCAAAAGTAAAATGATTCTCTGAATCCCAATATGACCATAGTTCAGGAGTAGTATCTAGCACAGATGATTTCTTTGCAATAGGGTACACTATAGCAGTAGGATTTAATGGATCTTCATCAAACATAGGTTCATAATCCCATATAATATCATATTCAATGTGTCCACCATTTTCACCCATTCTCCAACATGGTTTTAAAAGCACAGCATCAAGCAGGTTAGTTATTCTTTCAAGCCTTTGTAGTTTTAAATCTTTATCAATAAATAGATTAGATGTTTCTTCATTAGTATATAATCTTTTAGGTGGTGTCATATATACTAAAGACACTCTGTCTATTACTCTTTTAGTAACATTAACATTGCCTGTTACTACCTTTTGTAATGTAGAATTACTAAAGTAATGTGATGTATATTCATTAGTATCACCTTTGTAGTAATCCATTGCTTCATATCTTGACTGCTTCCACCTATTCTTTCTTTTCTGTGCTACATCAAACTTGCTCATTAATACTGCTAATTCACCTGCATTTGGAATCATACCTTGCTCCTTTTATCTATCAGTTGTACCTAACACAGGCTTAACAGTTGGGTGTTTATAATCAACATAATAACCTAGTGCATCTGATAAGTGTGTTAATTCTTTATTAGTTGTCTTGTCTATATCTCTTGTGCCTTCTTTGTTTACTACCTGTTCTAAATCTCTTATAAGTCCTTTACATTTAGGATCAATTATCATGTTATCTTTAGCAAGATTGTTGTTCATACTATTAACTCTATTAATTACTAATGGGTTAATGTGCCTTACATGAACCATAAAACCATTTCTTCTTATAATTTCTATATCACTATATCTTGCAGATGAATGCCTTGCTGCACCTGTTGCATCAGGATAAGCATTGTACTTTGTGTTAGGGTATCTTCTCTTAATTTCTCTGCACATTCTTTCTGTTAATACATCACCACTTCCATCAGTATCTAACTGTATTTCATCTATGACTTGTATGTTAGGACTATGTGGTTGTTCTTGTATGATGCACACACATTGTGGTAATAGATTGAAATCCCAGCCCACATGGATTGGTTTACTTCTATTGTATAAGCATTCTTTAACATTTTTTTCTCTACTGAAACCATGATATGTATTTCCTTTTTGTAAGTTAGTAAATTCACCATCAAGATAAGCCTTTAATAAGTTCTCATCATAATTATCTCTTAAAGATTGTATGTAAGATTTAGGTAGATAAGGATTGTCTGTTGTCTTACCATGTATCAAAACTTTATCAGGTGATGCTTTAGTAATAAGAAAGTCATAACAAAAAGAATAACCTTCAGGTGTAGTAGTAATAAATAGTTCAGCATCTTCACAACCTCTCAACCTACCCAATGCTTTTGATATAGCAATATCAGCATTCTTATATGATTCAATATCTAATTCATCAACTCCTGCCCATGTATAATTACTACCAACAATCTTATGTGCCTGATTAGTGACATATATTTTAATATCACCATATACAGTTCTAAACTTATGTGATGCAATATTATAAGTATAAGGTATATTGCACTTCTCTAGCAATTCTATAAAAGGCTGTACAAATACTTCATCTGCTAATGAGTAAGTAGGATATAAGATCAAGCCATTTGATTTGCCTGTAGTAGGACTTACTTTGTTTACTAAACACATAGCAGTTTTACTTATTAAGGCTCTTGACTTTCCACAGCCCAAGCCTCCAACCAATGCACTTATTCTTGCTTTTGGATTACCTTTCTTTGTTAGGAAATCCCATTGGTGTGGCAAGTAGTTCTCTTTTTTTAATATTAGATTAGATGCCTTCAAGTTCTATCTTATCAAATGGTTTGTTTATGTCAATAGTTTGTCTTTCATCATACCCTCTGCTTCTGCCTTTAGTTTTTAAATAAAAAAATATGGCTACAGGATTGCCTTTGTTAATTAGGTCTTGCAGTTTACTTTCTGCATTGTCTATCAATCCTTCTTCTATCTCATAACAAGCATCTTTAAATTGCTGATCCTCTTTCCATCTGTAGTATGTCTGCCTTGATATTTTAATTGCTCTGCATGATTTAGCAACATTACAATCACTACTTTTATATGCTTTAAGAAACTTTTCTTTTTTATCAGAAAGTGTAACAGGTGTTACTTTATCTTCTTTATTTTGTGTATTTTTAGCCATAATATGTAATTGTAATATAACATTATTAATATATTATAAAAACAATTACTAAAACAATGTTTCTTGTTTTGTTAATTCATTTACTCTTTCTTTAGCTTTGTTATAGTATTCTTCATCTATTTCTACACCCACTAAATCTACTCCAAAATAATGTGCTGCTACTGCTATGCTACCACTTCCTAAATGAGTATCTAATACCTTCTGCCCTTTTTCTGCATAGTTATGTAATAGCCATTCATATAATTTTACAGGCTTTTCTGTTGGGTGTATTTTGTCTTTTCCACCTCTTGTATTATGAAAAGGTGATATTTGATAACTTAATAATCTTTTTTTGAAACTTGTCCATGCAAGTTCACCATGTGAAAAATTAAATGATTTTATGTGTGAATCTCCTTTGTTCCAATATACCCAACCTCTACTTGCATATAAAAAATCTGTAAAATAATTCCCACCCCATATAATTTGATTTTTGGATACCCTGAACAATTCATTAAAATATTCTTTTTTAGGAATTT